ATGCGTGAGTAATTTTTTGTTTTATAGTAATTTTCATTAAACGGGCACAGTGTTACGCTCCACTGCGCATTTTCATCAGGCTCGGCAAGAATCTCCTCTACGCCCTCTGATGTCAGACGATACATAGTTCCGCCGTAATATTCATACGCAACCACATCCTTAACGCCTGACTTGCTCCATAATCCAAGCTCTGTATCATATACAAGCTCTATTCGTCCGCTTTCCGTCTGTGTGCTGAGATAATACCTTTTTCCGTCACTGCCGCCGATTGTATCCTTCAGCGTAATACCCTCAATTTTTTGTGAAACGCACTGCGGTATACCGCCGTAAAATACAAACACACCGCCGTTTCCGTTATAGAGGATTTTTCCGTTGACACTTGCGATGCTTCTTCTTTCCGTTTTTGCAAGTCCGCTGCCAAAGCTTTCCGTAAGCTGAAAATTGGCAGGGCGGTTTCCGTAAAGCTTGTAGCAGGCATTTTCCTTAAAAAACAGGCAGCAGTTTCCGTATGTAACGCACGCTGTAAAATCTCCGCTGGTGCTTGATTCTACGCTGAAGCTGTCTGTGGAAAGCTGTCTGTAACGGAAAAAATTAAACGGATCACCCAGTGCTGAGGCATAGATTGTGTTACCCTCACATCCCCACAGTCTGTTTTCGTAGCTGCATACAGAGGTAAAATCAGGGATTTTCCTCTTAATAGTAATATCCGCCGTTTCCTTTGTTTCGCTGAATGTTCCCTCCGCAAAGGTCAGCGTTGCTAAGCCCATTTGCTCAATTGTTGCCGTCTTATTATTTGCATTTGTTCTACAGCCTGATATTTCGACAACATCGTTTGCCCGAAATTCCGAAAAAATATTCTTCATACTATTTTCGAGCGTTATCAGCTTGCTTGTTACAGTATAGCTTTTTAAATCTTCACTCTCTTCTATACTCATTACTGTGCGGTATTGGTTTGCGGCACATTTTTCGCAAAGAATTGTATCTACCAGAAGCTCCCCGGGTTTTTTAAACTTAAATCCGCTGAATGTAAACTTGCCGCTCTGCTGAGTTACGGAGGAATATGTTATGAGAAGCTCATTTTGGGAAAATGTATGCTGCTCAACCTTTGAGGTTGTCACATAATTTGCAGACGGAACAGTTATTGCATTTTGGGTAAAGCTTACCTCCACACCGCTTATGACGCACTCTGCCTGAAGAGAGCCGAATTTTTTCTCCTTAACATCGTAGTAGACCTTGTCGGGAAAGACAAGCACCTTACTCCCCATATATGCAAGCTGCTTGTCCGTTCCCTCCGAAAGCTCCCCGACCTTCTTGCGGTCGTAGTATAGTGCACCGCTGGCAGCAATACACTCTTTTCCCGCAAAAATCAGTGCCGAGGGTTTTTCGCACGAAAAGAGGCTCGCACTTTTCTGCCGTTGGGTCAGCGCAGGGAAGCTTATATGCGATATGCCGCTGCAATCGCGCATCTCACCATCGGAAAAGCTTTGCATAAGGTTTAGTCCGCCAAAGGTTACCATATGGCGTCTGTAGCGTTTTTCTCCCCGAAATACAGGAAGCCTCATAAATCCACCCCCCTAAATTTCAAGTCTTTTCTGCGGTGGCATATTGTTTCTGAGATAATTTTTCCGAAACTCTGAATATGCCTGTTCAAACAGAACTGCAGAGGCATTATAGGCAGCAAGCTCTCCGCTGAAAAAATCGCCCATCGCAATTATATAAAGCTCGTAAATATTATCGTACGGGCTATCTGCCAATAGCTTTTTATCCCCGTCTCGGGGAAATTCATACCCTGCAAAGTCATTACGGTGCATAGTCTCGCGCATAATTTTCCCGTCAAGCTCGCTTATCCATCGGCATTTTGTGGCATCGTCAATACTGTCAGGGTGAAGTATCATTGCTGATTGTATTGCTGAGTTTATTGTTGCCATACTATATGCACTCCTTCCACGCAGTACCGTCAAACACAAATATACCTGTATTTTCGTCAGGAATTTTGAGCGCCGGCTGTCCGTTATATTCTGTATTTTCAACTGTCATTTCGCTTGGCAGTACAAATGCAGGACGAAAATAGCTCATTGCCCCCTGGGATAGTGTCGTATAAAGTCCTTCATAATTTACTGCATAAACTGTTGAATTACTTCCTACTGTCCGCGTAAGATACGTCAGCGGACTTCCCGAAGGATTATTTGTTGCCGTACGTCCGTTATTTATAAAATATTCCAACTGACTTATTTCTGTGTGTGAAAGTAAGAAACAGTGCCTTTTTACATAAGTATCAATGGGTACTGTCATCATATTTTTTTGGACAGCGGGCGAAAACAGAGGTCTGTATGTGTTTTCAAGAAGAATATCCGCATTTGACAACAAATAACGGCTTTTCATAAGGTTATCATAACAAATCTGGTAATTTGGCAAATATCTGCGCACAAGTGTCACGCCCCCCGCTACGGGAATGTCCTTTCCCGCTACAAGGTATTCTACCGTTTCATCACCCTCTGTAACCAAAAGGATGCTTCCTGCACCGCACTCACCAAGTGTCTTGGAGCTTTTTTGATTAATTTTGATACACAAATCTCCCTGCGCTGCATCTTCGGGCAAAGTATCTGCCACAGTTACATTTCTAAGGCATCTTTTATCGGGGGATGCTTCATATGCGGTAAGAATCCCCGCAAGATTTCCACCATCTGTTTTTACACATTTTTCAAAAAGCTGCTGTGCATAAAGGAAAAAATCCTGATTTTTCCCCTCTGTATCATATACTGCGCTCAGCATATCACCTGCGCCGTCTTTGCCGTCTTTGCCCCTTGGTATATAAAAGGAAAGCTTAGGATTTGCGGCATCATCTGTATTTACCTCTACATATGCCTCCTGAAAAGAGGGGAGTGTCTCTACCCTATCCACGGCAAAAATTGGTGTCATTCCATCTGTACCACGTTCGCCCTTTTCACCTTTATCGCCTTTATCACCTTTTGCACCTGTATCACCTTTTGCGCCTGTATCGCCCTTGGGTCCCATATCGCCTTTTATTCTGCCAAGGTTAAAACTTGCCATAAAAGCTTCCCCCTTTAAATGTTTCTCAAGGCAGCATCACGCAAAAATTCATCTGACTTGTTATCCATAAGTCTGGCAGTCTTTATATCCTGACGCATTGAGTTTTCAATGACATCTGCAAACTTCTTTTTGATTTTCACCTTTCTGCCTCTTGCAATAACGCAGCTTTCGCCGTTTACTGCTACAAACACATTGTCCTTGTAATCCTTGTTATCACGGAAAAGTTCAATTTCAACCAATGTGTTTTCATCATTTCTTTTTACAGTTTCATTTGTCACTGCTTTCTTATTTGTTGCCATAATATCTTATCCTCCTATTATACAGTCCCTTTGTGCCGCTTCTGCGGCACAAAGGTCTTTCAAAATTCTTTAGTTACCAAAAGTGCTTGCCGTTTCAATTCTTATCATATAAGGCTCAACAAGTCTTACTGCAGCCTTAGTGGCTTTCCACTCATCTGTTACTTGACGACTTATCCAATTTGTGCTATATTAAATCCATACAACTAATTTACAACTACTATAGAGGTGTAATATGAAAGCTCCTTCTAAAGAACAACTTCTTGCAGATGTTTTGTCAACTCTGACATGGTCTCAGATTGCTGCTAAATACGGCTATACAGATTCCAGATTTTTAAGAAAACTTGCTCAACGCTACAATTTGCCTAAGCGCCGAAAAATATTAAAGCCTTCTGAGCAGCTTTTGCGTCACTTGATTGAAGTTGAGAAACAAACTCCTGCTCAAATTGCTAATCAGCTTGGATATGGCAAGGATGGCTGGTCAAATATTTACAAATATTGTCGAGACTACGGAATTTCTTTTGATTTTTCTCAAAATTACGAGATGCGCTCGGTTGCATTTTCACAACGCCAAAAGGACATTGCTCTCGGTTCTTTGCTTGGTGACGCATACCTTCGTCCTTCAGGAAATTCATATTCGCTTTCTTTTACTCACGGTGAAAAGCAAAAATCGTACCTGGAATGGAAGCTTTCTGAATTTGAGAATTTTGTTGTCACAAAGGACTTTTATAAGCATTCCTCAAGTTTTCATGGGAATTCTCCTACATATAGTTTCTCAACAATTACGCATCCTTACCTTTTGGAGTTACGCACTCTGTGCTATCCAAATGGGGTTAAACGCATATCGCAAGAATGGCTTAATTTGTTGACACCGCTCTCCCTCGCTGTATGGTATATGGACGATGGTTCTTTAAATAAACGCTATGGAACAATTGTCTTATGTACAAACTGTTTTTCTATAGAGGAACATCACATAATGATAGACTATTTTTCGTCTCATTACGGCATTGAACCTAAACTGGAACCTCGCCGCAACGGTCAGGTAGTTCTTCGTATTAATGCATCTGAGTCCCGTCATTTCAGAAATATTATTTCTCCGTATATGCCTGTTTGTATGTCTTATAAACTTGGATAAGCGCCGACTCATTTCTGCGTCGGTCTTCGGTTTCTTATATACCCTGATTTTCTTCAGGGTATTTTGATTATTGCCGAAGGGCGGACTATCGCATCCTCCTTTTTTAGGAAGCCTCTTCATTTAGTCTCTCACGCTGGCATTACCCTTGCGCCTTGTTATCCATCTCTGGAACTTCAAGTCAATTAGAAGAGGTTTAAAGCGGGCTGGATGTACTTTTAGGCTACAATAGCCAGAGTGTAACCCGCTGTCGCTCTCTGATTAAGAGGGTCGGCAGTTCCGGCAGAGCCGAGCTGCTTTATAATATGGGTAAGACCACCGCCCGAAAGCTCTGTTGTACCATATGCATTGTCACCTATAATAAGTGTGGAATACACATCGCAGCCCTCAAGACCTGCCTCGCCGGGGTAAATAATATTCCCTGAAGAGGGCGCAATCATGAGAGGTGCTTCAAGATAGAGTACGCTGCCATCAGGATTAATTCCGCATACCTTTGCGCTTTCATACTGATTGCCGCAATTAATCTGAATTGTTGCGCCTACAAGTCTTGCGCCATCTTCCTCTGTAAGGGTTTCGCCTACAGTAAGCTTATAAAGTGAACCACTGCCGCAATTTGCCGCCGCGTTTTCCTCTGCATCAAGGACGGTGTAGTTTTCAGCGGTAAGAGTTCTTGACTCTGCACACAAATCCTCCGCGTGGAAAATCTTTGCCTCACTTGACTCAACAAATCTTACGTTTTCGATTTTACCGATTTCGCCCTGATAAATACCCTCCGGGTCAGAATATGTCTTTACGTTTACCCACTTGGGGTCGCTCATAAGGTCATATGCAGTATCAGGGTGGATAATTCCCACAAAGCTGCCGTTAATTGTTTCGGCATTCATCTTTTTAAGATAGCGTACTGCTCTTCTTACTGCGTCAACACTCAGATAATGATTGCCGCTGTCCTTTCCGCCGACAAGTCTGTTTCTTGAAGATACCTGACCTTCTGCAAACTGCACGTTTGTACCGCCGGAGAGCACCTCACGCGTAATTGTGTCAAGTGTTCTTCCTGCCTGACCGCCCAGAAGCTTTGTTGCCTGAACGAGGTTATTATCAATTGCAGTCAGCATCAGGATATCTGAAAGCTCAATAAATCCGCCGTACTGCTTAACCTCCGCACTTACAACGCCCATATCGAGCTTCTGACCGCTCGGTGTAACACCCTCTGTAAGAGGTTGTGTCATCTTGGGAAGGGGGTCGTACTTTCTGAATTCAATCGTTTTTCCGTTTCCCTTGGGAATAGGACACTTCTGCCCAAACTGATCGTGTACGAGCTTAGGCTCTGCCATATCAATCAGATAATCCGAATAGTAGGTCTTCATCTCATTTGAAAGACCGCCTGTTTCACCATAGGGTGTAACATTTCCTGTGTTTGCATTTGCAATGCCTGCTGTTGTGTTAACAGCATCTCCTGCAGCAAAAAGCTGCAAATTAAAATTAAACATAATTCATAACTCCTTCGTCGTTTAAATGGAAAATGTAAAATGTAAAATGGAAAATTGTTGTGGATTTTTGCCGTTGCAAAAATCTTCCTTAATTTTCAACTTTCAATTTTCAATTTTCAATTTTTTTAAAATTCAATCATTTCGCCCTTTGCCGCTCTTTTTGCAAGCTCTGCACGCTGCTTTTTTGTAAGCTTTGAAATATCACTGGACAAAATAACACCGCTTGTGGGGCTGCTTCCGTTTTCAATGGGTCTTGTCCCCTTTGCACGTATTGAATTTACAACCTGTTTTTCTGCCTCACGGCTGTTCTTGTCCATAATTTTGTCGATATTTGTAACCTCATATGCGTTTTTAACGCTTACGCCTACTCTTAAGAGTCTGGCAAATTCAGGATTTTTAATCTCCTTTTCCAAATCAAAATCACTGTAGGTTTTCTTTGTCTCTTCTACCTGTGCTCTGAGCTTTTGTGCAAAAGAACGCTCTCTTATTTTGCGAAGCTCTTCCTCACGGTTTCTCTTCAGATATGTATTTTCTGCGATAAGCCTTTTTATAAGCTCTGTGCTCCTCTGATTTAAATTGTCTGTCTTATTCATATCCGTTTTTATCATCCTTTCAAGTTTTTGTGTGTCTGCATCAGCTATATCATACTTTTCCATAAGCATCTTTACAATCTGTGCATTCTTTTCATTTTCCTCTCTCATTTCCTTCACCTCCTTTAGTCTGCGGCTGATAATTTTACTTACTTTTTTCCCGAACGCCTTTTTATACTCGCCCGAAATCAGTTTTTCAAATTCAGCCTCTTTTTCGCTTTCGGCGTCAAAGCCCTCTTCGCCCGTATGCGGCTTGCTGAGTGCCGCCTCCTTTTCAGCATCTATACCATCTGTGGGCACCGCGGTTGCCGCAGAGATTGTAAGCTCCTCAATTTTCTTTTTCATAGTTACCAATCCTTTCTATTTTTACATTTTTGGGGAAATTTCTCGCAAGAAGGATAAAGCCCTCCATCGCCATATTAAAGGCTCCCTTCATATTTATTCCCCCGATAAATTCTATTTCTCCGTATCCGTCTGCCTCGCGGCTTTTAAGACTGTATACACCCTTGTCCTTTTCTGCTGTTGCCAAAAGTGCAAAGTAAAGCGCACTTACCGCACTGCAGACAATATCCTTTCCCCTTGAAAAGCCTGCGTGACCCTTAATTTTGAGGAAGTATCTGTTCCCCTGCCTCTGCGCCGTTATTTTTATCATTTTCTTCCCCCCCGCATTTCTTTTATCGTATTGGTAAGCTCCCGTATTTTTGCCTCTATTGCACTTTTACCCTCAAAATCCATTATTTCAAGTGCGCTTAGTGCCGCAAAAGAATTTCTTGGTTCAAAAAAGCCTAATCTGAAAAGCTCCTTTGCCATTTCATTTTGCGCAAGGCGGCTATAGGGACTTTTTTTGTGCGCCTTAACCGAAATATCAAAAATCGGTCTGCGCATACTTTTTCCCTGCTCGATGAGAAGTGCATTATTATAATCTGTAAAGCCGTACCCGCCGTCAATTCCGTTTATACGGAAGCTCCTGATTTCGCCGTAAAACTGACGTATAAGCTCGATGCACAGATAATTTATCATAGTAAATGCCCTGTAGGTGGTCTTTATCATATCGCGGCTTACTTTATCGCCCGCCTCCTGTAGTGCGGCAATTGCCGATGCGGCAGTTACACCGCCGCCTGCATTTCCGCGGTTAAAATCACTGTTGGCACTCGTTTCCTTAAGCTCGTCTATCTTCATTTTCAAAATGCTGATTGACGAGGCAGGAAGCGGTGATACATTTATCGGACGCAGCCTTTCTTCATTTATATCGCCCTCAACGTGTACAATCGGTCTTGACCAGTCGAGAAATTCGCTCTCATTTACTCCTGCGCTGATTTTTGAAAAATACCTTGGCTTTGCCGCCATCAGCGCATTTTCAAGGATTGCACTGCCGAGCTTGTCTATATACATCTGCGGATTTTTCGTTACCGCAACAAAGCCAAAGCCAACGGGCGTGCCCTCTTCGGGAAAGAGTGTATCAAGCACTATGGGATATTCCCCGTGGTCATACCATCCGCGCTCCCTATATTCCTCGCAGTTTTCAGAGGCAAAAAGCAAATTATCCCCTACAAATTTGCAGTAGTGTAAAAGCGTTTTTCCGCCCTCACTCCTTACCTTGTAATACCAGTCTACAACGAGTGCTTTTCCGCTCGTATCAACAGAGTCATCATATATGTACTGCTTTACATCTATGGCATTTCCCAAATCTTTTCCGCGAAGCGTGGGGTACTCGCTTTCAAGTATGTCAATATCTCTTAAATCAACAACAAACAGATTTCTGCTTTTTTGTATGTCAGTTATGCCCGGCTCCCAGAAAATATTTAACAAATCAATTTTCCTAATCTGAATATCACCAAGTCCGTTTTCAAGCTCACTGTTCCAGAAAACTCCGTAGGCACTGCAGCCGTGCTTTAATTTATACCACCAGTTATTTGAATAAATTTCCTCAAAATTGTTGTGTTCCATAATTGCGGGCAAAATTCCCGAGAGTTTTTTTGCTTCCTGAACATCATTTTTCTCCCTTGGCAGAACACTTGCCTCGGGGAAGCTGTCCATTGCATCGGCGTGCTTATTTGTCAGCGTATTAAAAAGCCACGCACTGACGCTTTCACATTCACCTGCACCTTTTTTGCGGTTTACAACATCATTATGGCGAAGCCTCCACCACTGCTCATCCTCTACAATTCTTGCCTCCAGGGTTCCTTTTGCATTTTTGTATTCACGCAGGGTTTGTGTTGCCATCGCAATTTCAGCCTCGCCTATTTTACGCTTTTTTTCAAAGTCTGTATCTTTCCTCAAAAGAGGAATTCCCTTTTTCATTTTATAACCACTCCTATTAATCTTCATTTTCAGGCGGGAGCATTACTACACCCGTCTGATTTTTTTCATCACTGATGGTATTTTTCTTTTCCTCCTCAAGGCTTATTTTACGCTCCTCCTGAGGGGAAAGTATTCCGTACATAACCCTCTTTATTTCCTCCAGCGAGCGAAGTGCCTTTATCGCATTGTTAAGAGAAGTCATATCCATTTTTGAAAAGACCTTTTCATCTGTTACGGTACTTCCGTCCTCTGTCTTTTCCTTCACAATATATCTGTAAAACTGCCTTTTATCGTCTGCCGCCTCATCAAGCACATCTGAAAGCTTATCGGCAATTTTTATTTCCTTTGCAAGCTTTATTGCGGCAATATATGCCGCCTTGTCCGCACATTTTTCCATTACGTTTTCAAGATATTCCCGTTTTGCCTCACTCCATCTTTCAATCTGATAATGGCGATAGAGCGTTGCGGGATTTATGTTATGCTTTTTTGCAAGGGCTCCGGCAGTAATCTCCCCCGTTACAAATTCGGTTTTGAGGGCATTCCAGTCGTATTTAGTTTTCATTTAATCACCCTTTTATAGTAAAAGTATTATAGCTTTGATGCTCCAAGGTATCGAGTGGGTCGTATGTATACACCTCGCACTGCTTCGGCTGAGGATTTATTGGGTTTGCCATAAAAACATACCTCGCCTCGTCATATATGTGGTCCTCTGCCGCAGTATCAATATCCTCAACATCGCTCTGACTGTATACGAGGGCAGGGATTGTCCGTATAAAATGCTTACACGTAGAAAAAACATAAAGCATCGGCACACCGTTTTCGTCAAAGGATAATCTGTTGTGAAACTGCATTTTTCCCGCTATGCGTGTATTATCACCTTTCTCGAAATATATGCCCTCACGCTCCATCATTGCGCCTACGCTTTCGCCACGGCTTTCATCAAAAATTGACGGGTCAGCAATACCGTTTATATATTTGCCCCGAAGGTTTACATCCTCTTTTTCAATACTTTTGATTTTCTTTGCAATTTCACACGGCTCCCACCTTACCCCCTCGTTTGGCGTGCCCGTACACCCGTATAGCTCACGAATACGGTAAAGGCGTCTGTCGTGGTCTACTGCATACCACCCCACTGAAAACGGACGGGAATATCCAAAGTCAAAGCCTCTGTAAATTTTCCAGGTAGAGGGGATTTTAAACGGCTCTATAACGTGCGTATTCTTACGTGTAATGTATCCGTCAGGATTATTTCTCCACTGCGTGAAAACCTGCCCCGAAAAGCTGTCCCAGTCACCGTAAAGCAGTGCATTTCTTTCACTTTCGGGAAGTGCTGCGAGTCTTGTTATATATTCAGGGTCGTTCTCCATCAGAATTTTGTTGTCAAATACACTTGACGGCACAAAAATTCTGCTCCGCCTGCGTATTTCACTTTTTCCGTCGGGAAAAATAATTTTTACATCCTCATAAATTGTTGTCATAGGCGGTGCAGGGGTTATGAAGCGTTCCTTCACCCATCCGTGTCCCACTCCACCGGGGTTTGCCTGCGCACGTATGTAGCAGCGGGTTCCCGGTCCGTTTGGTCTGTTTCGGCTGAAAAGGTAACTGTATTCATCCCACGTAAAATGCGTCAACTCATCAAAATCTATAAAGTCATAGCGTTTTCCCTGATAATTTGTTCTGTCCTTTGTATGTTGCATAGCACCAAAATATATCTTCGCACCGCTTGGAAAGGTCCAGCAGTGTTTTTGCTCGTTATATTTTGCCTCGGGAAAGGCAGGCGAATATATTTCTCTGCTTCTGTCTACAAGTTCAGAAAGCTGAGGGTAAGTTTTCCTTAAAATAAGTCCTCTGTAGTGCGGAATATGTACCTGCCTTAATGCCTCTGCCACAGCGCAATCGCTTTTTCCGCCACCTGCCGCACCTCCGTAGAGTGCTTCGTTTTCTTTTCTCTTCATAAAGATGCACTGACGCGGCTGCGGTTTCCATATTATGTTAGGCATTATCTTCTTCTACAAGCTCGAGAAGGTAATTGCCCTCCTCGTCGCTTTTTGCGCAAAGGTGATATTTCCCGAGCGCCTGCCTTACATCACTGCGTGAAATTTTTCGTGTACCGCCTTTTTCTGCTACAAGCAGACAGATATTTGCCGCCGCACAGTCAAGCAGCTGACGAAGCCCCTCTATTTCTTCTGTAAGCTCCGCTATCCTTTTCTTATCATCAGAGATTTTTTTATC